CAGTTGTGGCTGCTACGATACTTGCACCGTCAACTCCAGTTCCTAACGTGGAGTCTAAGATACCAAGCAATGCGTAAACAGTGTGCTTAGTTATGTGACGGTCTACCGCCCTGCGTGCTTCATTCAAAGCCATCTCGACTTCGTTGAAACGTGAATCTTCAATCATCCGACGGGTTACACCCACAGCCAGACCCCACTCAGCCACTGAGACTCGCTCAGAGCGTAGATTGGTGTGCTGGTATTTAGGAGTGTTTCCTTCGTTGATTTCTTCCATACCCATGGAAGGCTTTGCGAATGTGATATCAATATCACCGCCAGTCTCTGTGGTCATAGGTTCACAAAACATACTCAGGGCTGCAAGGTCTGTAACCTTGTAGTCCAGAATAGCGTCTTTGTAGTCTATGAGTACACGTTCCCCAGTTCCACCGGTTACATTATATGCACCTGTGTTAAGGGAGGTCAAAAGACCGGGTGCCAGATTATCAGTTAGTGCTACCATATAAATCACCTACTTAAACAGTAATACACCTTCTTAGGCCAGTACCGCCTGCATCTTCTATAGACACAGCTTGACATAGTGGACTGCCTGCACCATTATCTGCTGTTAACATCTGACCATCAGTTGTTCCCATCATTAGTGCTACACCTTCTTCTACGTCTGCTGCGTTTATGTTCAATACTACGCCTTTGCCTGTGATAACGCTAGCAATGTTGCCTGAACTAATGGTTGTTAGAGCGAACCCTATACCCGCGAAATCATATCCCGTGTCTCCCGAATTAGCGTTTTGGACGTTTCCGTCAGCATTTAATGATAATAAATTACCTGCTGTTACGTCTTCTGCCGCTGTGAAAGGAAGGATACGTGCCGGAGCACCACCATCATTCAGTAAAATTTCTGTTGCCATTTTTAGCTACCTCTCAGTACTTCTGGGTCGACTTTAATTCGCCCAGTTTTCTTATCCATCTTGACTGCAAATTTTCTCTCGGATTCCGCTGGAACAGCTTCTCCCTCGTTGGATTTACCCTTTCCGAAGGTACGTTCTGTGTCCTCAGGTACCGGAAGTGCAGCAAGAGCTTCGCTGAAACCAGTCAGCCTTGGTTCATCCCAAGCTGAGAGCTCTGCAGTGCGCGTTTCTTTATTATCCTCGACCAAGGTTCCGAAAATCAGTTCCTTGGATAGAATAGCCTCTACGACCTCAACCTTTCGAGCTTCGGCTTCCGCAACAGCCCTCTCTTCCTCAGCAGCCTTGAAGCCCTCAATAAGCTTGAGTGCCTCTTCGTACTGATTAGTGAGTTCTGTTTTAGATGCTGTCATCTCGTCCAACTTTGTGCGTAAGGAGGCGAATTCGCGCTCCACAATGTTCTCCGCTTCAGATGAGCTTTTTACAGGAGTTTCTTCAGTCATACTTATGTCCTCTTGTTTTCCGTCTGAACATTCACATGCGCCGTCTTTCCCACCACAACCGCAGTCATGGTGTTCATCCTTCACATGTAAATCACACTTCGTTCCAATTGTACATTCCTCACAGACGGGGTCCATTGAGTTATTATCAATGAAACTAACCTCTGTAGGACGAATGTTCGTTGCGAACGTATCGCCCATCACATCAACATCATTGGAAAACCAATCAATACTGACATGGGTTATGTCTCCTTCTTTTACTCTGTTCATTACTTCTTGTCCACATTCAGTTTTATTATTAACCGTAGCTAACATCCTAATTGCGGACTTCCCATTCTCCATCTCAAACACTTCAGGATTAGCAGCCATGCCAATTAAATCTTCCGGTGTTCTCTGATGGTTGAGATATATAGGAAGCTCGTTAAAAGCTTCTATATTCTTCTTTAATATCTCAGGTTCTATATAAACCTTTTGTTGTATATCATCCTCTTCATACTCATGAAGCCCAGAAGTTATAGCTATAACTGGAAAAGTAGCACTTTCATAGTCCCCTTCCTCTGTAAATGATATATTATCGTCCTCTCCTAATGATAAGGCAAATGTGCGTCTCTTTTCGTTTTCGTCTAGGGTTCTACCAAACGCCCTTTCTACGCCATGTCCATCAGCCCACATGATACACATGTTAGCAGCCGTCTCTTTGTGATTTTCAAAACCACGCTTTTTTAATGTAGAACTTACCGATGCTACACACTTGTCATAACTCATGCTCTTTTCCCCTTTACGTTTGCTGAAGGTTTATTTCCTCTATTCGGGGCTCGAGCACCTTCTTCTTTTTTGTCAGTGCCCTTACCACCAGAAATATTAGCGTTCTTATCACTAGGCCCCTCTGAGGGGGAGCCTGCTTTCTTAACAGCAACGTCCTTTAGCATATCTAATTCCACCACGCCTTCAGGGTCAAGACCCCGCTCTTCCCTGACTTCGCCGGGTGATAGTACGCCTTCAGATAGATATATCATATCTGTCTTCGCTTTAGTGAATGCGTCTTCAACATTTATTTGTCTGAATTTAAATTTAGCCTCTCCATCTTCTAACTGAGGCATTAATTGAGCATTCATTGCAGCCTCAATCATAGTTTGTAAATACCTGACATAGGGTTCAAAAATGGGTCTTGCCTTGTCAGGGTCGGTCCACATAGTTTTAGGAACCTTAAGAGCCATGTGTATCTTATCTAAAATATCATCTGTATATTTTCCATACTCAAAAGCTCGTTGTGTGCCTTGTAGTTCCTTTATAATAATATCGTTTCCGTGAATTATATCTTCACCGGGTGCTAAGTTATTAAAAGCATCTACAACTTCATTAATCTTATCAGGTCCATATGGCATATCTTCCAGACCGCACGATATATCAAAGCGAGATGATGCATATTTATTTAGTGCAGCTCCCACGTCCCTTTCTGCATAGTCTTTTAAATCTACCAAGTATAGGATAGGATGAATATCAGATAGCCCATATGCATAATCATCAAAAGGGTTATTTAATAGCGAAACAATTTCATCAGGTTCAAAATGAATGTTCTCCTTTTCGTCCCCTATATCCTGATAATAATATTCTATCTGTCCGTGCTCATTTCGTTGCACAAACATATTTTGGCTAGAACGAAGAACTAGATTGTCTCCGGTCCACTCCATATATCCTGTACCAAAAATTCTAGCATTACGAACCCAACCATATAAAAGATTCTCGATATTTATATCTCTAAACATCTCTTCTATACGCTCTCTTATATCGTCTTTATCAGTCACAATATCAAAATTGTCTTTGACTGCATAAAAACAAGGGAGGTCTATTAAACTACGAACAATAGGGTCCGCTAGATATACATTCATGTATATCCTTGGTTTACCTAAATGTTGTTCATATCGCTTTTTACTACCATACTGGTAGTCGTTAGATAGTTTCAAACGCTTAATAATCCCCGCGCCGAAGCTAAGGGGCTCGTCTTCTTTGAAGGGTGGTGTGCTACCAGTTGTGGCAAATACCCTTCGTACTCTGTCCAATAAAGCCATGGCTACCACTTATATAGTATAATCGTAACAGTATATAAAGATTGCGTCACAATGAATACCTACTTTTTGATTTGAAATTATGTCCCTTTGTTCTAAATAAGGAGACTCCTGAATGCCTTCCAATATTAGAAGTGAGTTGTTTTGAAGCCGTTTCTTTACCAGAAGTGGCTACTGTAGCTGAACCGGGCAGCATAGCTAAAGTAGCATGAATGCCTAAAACGGAGCTATCACAATAATCATCATGTTTACCGTCAGGAGCACTAATACGCTCTGTCTTATTAGCCGCGTCCATTACATATTGTATATCTACGTGTTCCCTGAACCATTTATTAATAATCTTCTGTCCTGCTACATCTAGATGCTCAGGGTTGGGTATCTTTACTCTTCCTTGTTGTACGAAAGACACATAGTCTCTGAATACTTGAGTCTTAGTCCCGCGCGGCCCTCCAGTGAAAATGAAAGGAATGAAGTGTATCTGGGGCACACTATTAATACACGCTATTCTTATGTCCTGTTCAATCGCACCGCCAATACCAGTAGCATCAATAATAACCCTACCAACATTAAAGCTTCTAGCAATGTCCATGATACGTTTACGTTGATATGGTATGTCGTGTCCACCAGTTCTAGCACTGATTTCTTCAATATATATAAGTCTTGCAATATCTGAATCATCAGCTTTTTCAGCGGACCATACGCTAATAACAGTAGCATTAACAGATTTACCAATGTCAACAGCGACAGTGCAATTTTTTCCTCCTTGTAGAGAGGCTTCGGCAAAGGGGGTGAGCGCGTAGTCATCAAAACATGCCTTAATTTTTTCAGGATTGAATACATTGGAAATACTTTCCACAAATTCACATTCGTATTCCGTTCTCCAATAGATGGAGTCTTCACCCCATTCCATCATCTTTCCAAGCATATCTTCTTCAGTATATGCCGCTTCATAACTGTCTCCTGTTTTCACTGCATCCCGCCAAGTATATACTAAGCGAGTCCATGTGTCAGAATAAGCATCATCGTACAAATACCTATACATGTGGTTATCTTTTGACTTTGGTGTACCTAGATTTATGAAGGGGGCATTATTTGAAACTATCGCTGGTTCTACATTATCCACGAAAAGGTGGTCGTCGATGAGAGAAGACTCATCAACTATACAGAATGTAGGGTGTTGGCCCCGTATAGCCTGCCCTTGGTTACTAGGCGCTAATGGAGCCCTGCGCATTAATGTGCCCCCCTTCATGCGTATATGGGGCTTGTTATGGAATTTGTAGTTGTCTACTAAGCTGTCCAAAAACCTGTTGTCTTTAAAGTGCCTGTACACGTACCCGAAGATAAGTGCGGCTTGGTCCTCGCTAGGTGCAAGTACAAAGATTAAATCTCTGAAGCGCTTGAAGAACATATAGATGACGACCGCGACTGATAGAGCATAGGACTTCCCACAGCCTCGTGGAGCTAGGATAGCTACTTTCCGCTGCTTCATCTCTACAGGGTGAGTTAAAGCATTAACTACAATAATCTCCTGTAGGGGCCTTAATTTAAGCGGTCGTTGTTTAGCATCTAATAAATAAGCTTCACAGAATGCTTTTACAAGCATCTTCATCTTATCTTCGTCTTTTCTAAAACTCTCAAACAGTTCTTCTAGCGAACGAGTATCATAAAGATTTTTACCGGTCAGGGCTTTCTTCAGCGCCTTTCCCTCGTTCTTTGTCGCTAGAATCGTCATGTAAGTCCTCCAAAAATTTTGCGAATCCTTCTGTCTTCTCTTCAACCATAGTAGGTATCTCTATATTTAGCGCTCGGAACTCCGTATGTATGTCACGAACGATTGAGTTTCTTTGGCGCAGGAGCTCTGTTCGTAGGTTAACATCCCGAATATGTAGAGAAATTTCTTCCCACAGAATGTCTTCAAGAGACAGATTGCGAGCCAACAGGCGTACAAGCTCTTTGTGGCGTTCATATTCTGGTTCACCTACGCGCAAGCGCAAACGCTGTTCATACTCGTGGTCGTTCAAAGCTTCTTAGCTTCTGTAAGAGCTTCCTTAGCTTCTGCCTTAATAACCGCAACGAACTTGTCGTCGTTCTGGTCCCAAGCAGAAACAATTACATTTCTGAGCATTGCGTCTTTTACATGTTTTTGAGCTGTTTCATCCAGCTTCTCATAGGCCTTCGTCTGGGCTTTAGTTAGATACTTATCAAGAAGTACGTTGATTTCATCCTCGTGCTTCCCGACGTAGCCCATTACAAGGGCCTTTACTGCTGGCTGGGTATACATAATGTATGCGCCCATCGCTAACATAAGAGCTGCCATAAGCATAAGCTCAGGCGAGCTGGTTAGCATATCCAGTAGGCTTTCTAACATTCCAGATTCTGCTTCTCCTAACTCATTGGTTAGGTTAGTTGTTTCATTTGTCGTTGTATTATTTGTCATAATATCTCCTTGGTGGGACTCCCATGAACTCTTGCGTTTTATCTTTCTGTGGAGCTTTGGTCCTAAGTGGGAGCCCTGTATAACTAGATACGGGCATCTATATAAAGCTTACTTCTTCTTTCGAAGCTTACCGTTTTTACCACGGTATTCACCCTTCTTTCCCTTAGGAACTCGGCGCTTCTTGGGCTTCTTACGAGGTACCCCGTTCTTCTTAAGTTTTCCTCTATTATATGCCATATTACTTCTTACCCTTCTTCTTAGTCTTCTTCTTACCTTTAGGCTTCAAACCGGGATATTTCCTATATACCGCTGCTTTTATACCTGCTGGACGTGGCGCGTTATGAGCTAGCTTTAGAGCTGACTTTGCTCGCGCGCGCGTATTAATAGGCAAGCTACCGGCAGGGGCGCCCCCTGAAGGACCAGCAAAGGCCTTTACGCCCTTGTACTTTCCTACATTAGAGCCACCAGCCTTCTTCCGTGCGGCTGCTTGCTTCTTCTTGGCTTTTGGCTTTTTCTTAGCCATACTTACTCTTCATCGGACTCTGCCTCATCTTCGGAGTCCTCTTCGGCGT